TATTGCACTCATACATGCTTGACTTACGCCAGCTATTCCTGGTCCTGGATTAACTCCTCCTGTACTAGGACCTCCCATTCCCATTGTTTGACCGGGAGATGTACCCATTGGAGTTACTCCTCCAGTAGGAACTCCTCCAGTTATTCCCATAGTAGAAGTAGGACCGGTAGGTCTAGGGCCTGCACCTTGTTCTTTTAAAATTTTAAGTTCGTTTTCTATAATTTGTTTAAGTTTATTTATTTTCATTTTTAATAATTTAAAATAGCGTAATCCATTACGACTGTAATATTAATATTTGCAGGTTCACTACTGGTCCAATCCATAGTACCAAAATTAGCTGATTGACAATATGCTCCTTTTAAAATCCATTCTTCAACAACATCTCCTACAGGACCTAAAGTATGAATTCTAATATCTTTTTTATAGAAATCTGAATAACCATCTCTACCTGTAACTGATTCATGTGACAATCTAACCCATTCCATAACAGCTTGTGCTCCTGAAGGGGTTACTGGATCATATAAATCCATTGTGATGTTTTCCCAATTTGCTTTACCTTTAAGTTTTCTTTTAACATTGATATGATCAAGAACTACTTCCCCAAATGTTACACTAGGTCTACCAGTTGTTCTTATTAAATATGCTGGGATACCGTCAATGTCTAGTAAAAACCTATTTTGTAATTTAGGCTCAAAAGCGGTAAACATCATTTGATTTGTTTCTAATATTGCCATCTTTTATCTTTTTTTATATAGTTTTATTATTTTATTATAAATATAATACTTTTTAACTTTTTATACAGGGAATGTAGCTCCTGTTGGTAATACATTGAAATCTAATATTATAAATTCAGCTGTTTTAGCTGGTTGTAAGAAAATTTGTCCTACTAATTGATTTCTATCTACTACATCTGGTGTATTATTTGTTTCATCCATTACAACTCTAAAAGCAAATAAACCTTGTTGTTGTTGAACTGATTCTAAATATGGATTTACTATATTTAAAAATCTAGTTCTTGTTTGTAGTGTATTTTGTTCAAATACTAAAAACTTAGAAGCACTTGCTATGAATTTTTTAAGAGCAATTAATAATCTTCTAACATTAATTCTATCTAAAGCTGTTGCTCTTTCTTGTAATGTTTTCTGACCCCAAATACAAATTCCTGTTTGTGGGAATGTTGCTATTGGGTTAATTTTTTCATTATATAATTGATCTCTTTCAGCTTGGTTTAATCGTATTTTAGTTTCTATTACATTACCTAAAATTCCTCTATTTAAACCTGCAGGTGCAAACCATTCTGCTCCTATTCTGTCTGATTGAGCTATTGCTCCAGGTACAATTACTGAAGGTGGTACTAATATTGGTTTATTTCTAGCAGTATCAAGTACTTTAACCCATGGATAATAAACAGCAGCATAATTAGTATCTAAACCTGCTACTTTTGATACAGCAGTAGCTACTGAATGTTCTTGTTCACATAAATCCATTACATAAAAGGCATCTCCTCTAGTTTCACACATATCAATACCTGCATTTGTAATTAAAGGATGTAATGAATGTATAACTCCTGGTAATGCTAACATATTAATATCATATTCGTCTTGATTTGAAATAATATCTATTGCTTTTTTATATCCTTTATACCCTGCTTTGTTAGTTGCGCTTAAATCAAATCCATATAAATTTGTATTAGTTATATATTGACCTATCTTTTTATCTATAAATGGTGCTAAACCATCATCACCACCTTGGAAAGGAACTGTAAATTTAAGTTGGCTAGGTGCGGGTCCTTGTGCTCCTGTTGCATCTATAGAGGCACTTAAGGATCCTGACCATAAACTTGAACTCATATGTCCATTATAATTTTCAACATTAAAGTTTCCAGCTATATTAGCAATATTACTTTTCGGTAAAGGAAGAGTAAAATTCATACTATCTTGTTCTTTTTCTTCAAACATAAATCCTAAAAATCCTTTTGTAGAATATGTACGTTCTGATCCATCTGTACTTCCATGTGGATCTAAAGTTTGAGTATCTTCATAAGATGCTGAAGGGAATAATACACTAAACCCTCCTGCATAACTTAAATTCATAGTATTTCTTACAGCAGCAAATCCTTTTGGTGATAATTTTGGAGATAAAGCTCCTTCTGCAACTGCTTGAGCTGCTTCTATTCTAATATATTTTGAATTATTAGGATAATTACCTAACATTTCTACTTTATCTAATGTTTTATTATATTCTGGATATCTATCCCCAATTACTCTTGCTATATAATTAGGAGATTCTGGATTTAAATTACAATTATTAAATTGTTCAAGAATAAAAGGTGTTTTATCATTATCATTATATTTTCTTACAAGTACTGAAAATGTAGAATATTGCTCTACTCCATCAATATCATTAGGTTCTTTTAAATTAGCAATAGAAATTTTATATTGCTTAGCCATAGTTCTTCCATGATCTAAAGTATGAATTGTAAATAAATCTTTAGCTCCATCACTATCACCTAATGAAAGTTGCGATTGTATAGCAGGAGTTGATGCGTATCCGTATCCTTCTTCATGACCTTGTTCTCCATCGAATACTATGTCAACTGATTGAGTAACTAACATAAGGTGACTACTTGTAATTTGATTAGCTACATTTGATGTATAACCACCATGTGTTGGTAACAAATTAGTCATTGTATTTCCGTGTATAGCTGATTGTAGTGATTTAAAGTTTATATATGAATAACCACCAGGACCATTAAAAGCATTTGCTCCACTTTTACTATTATTAGGATCAGATCCTATTAATTTAGTATAATAATTTCCATCTGAAGGATTTAAACTAACTGTAAATGTTTTACTAGTAACATTAGATCCATTTATTACTAATGTTCTATTTTTATTAGCTATATCAGCAGCACCTTGTTGTATTGTTGAATCTCCTATATCAGGAGTTGCACTATCATTTTTAGAAGCTGCAATTATTCCTAATAATACAGCAGAACCTGTACTAGTACCATCAAGACCTGCAGATCCCGATGCTATTATAGCTATAGATCCAGACCCAGCAGTATATGTGTAACCTCCACCTGCTAGTACTCTTACTATTGTTACTGATCCTGCATTTCTTAAATATTCTCTAGCTGTTTGTGGGATGTAAGTGTCTTTACTTAAAGGTCCAAACTTTCTTTCAAATTCTGCAAAGCTTGTAACTACGGTTGGAATAAAAGCAGGTCCTTTTTCTGTAGGACCAACGATTGCGGCACCAATTGCCCCAACTCCTTGAGGTAAAAATGATAAATCGTTTTCTCTTGTAAATACACCTGGTGATATTATTTGTTCTGCCATCTTATTATTTTTATTTTATTATTTTTTCTATAATTATAGTCATATATAAATATGAAAAGAAAACATAAACCAAACTAAAGATAGTTAGATTTATAAAATTAACTAGTAATAAATATAGTAAAATATTAAAAAAAATTATTTTGATGGAGTAAAAGTACCTGATTCTAAATCAATACTACCATCTCCGTATTTAGCAGAAAGTTTTTTTGCTATTTCAGATTCTTCTTTTTCTAAACTTAATAATTGATTTTCTAATTCTTTTTTAGTTTTTTCTAACTTAAATAAATTGATACTTACTTGACCAAATTGAAGAGTTATTCTATTAATTTTAGTTCTTAAGTCTTTTAATTCATTAAGTTCTTGTTCAGAAAATGATTGAGGACTTTGTTTTATACTTGATGGAGACGGTATTGGTTGAGTTCTTTTTTTAATAGCCATAACTTATTTTTTTATATACATATATAAGAATTTAAAAAGACCCACCATCTACATTTAGTTCTCCTGAACCTGTTCCAAATCTTCTTAATTCATCAATATCTTCTTCTAATAATTGTATTTGAAATATAAAAGGTTTTGTTATTTCAAATATACCTGCATCATTAAGATGTTCAGCTTTTGCATAAGATGCTGATATTTGAGCTTGTTTTGTAGCGTTTATAAAATATTTATCTCCTGAATTAACTTTTTCGTATATTTTTTTCTTTTTTTGATCTCTTAAAGCCATAATTTATATTTTTTACGTTGCTGTATTAAATTCAAGTACAAGGCTTCCCATTATTTCTATATTATCAGAATTATTATTATGTTGATAAGTAAATGATATCAAATCTCCTTTTGAAAAAGTAGCACTAGTAAAATTAAAATCATAAACACTATTTGCAACAAGACTACTTACTGTTATAGCTTGTACTATATCTCCTGCTTCATCTAAATCAAAATCTCCTCCTGCGTCTTTTCTTAATCTTAAAGTTGTATTTCCTGGATTAGCTCCTCTAG